AAACAGTTATTTACATTTGATTATAAGCTGGTTTGCGCTGGAATACGGAGAAACACTCCACTACGTAAAGCAAAACATTTTTAAAGCAATAGTTAACGCTGACCTGTTTATATACGAGCGAGTAAACACAAAGACAGGCAGCATACGCAAAGACGTAAGGTCTACGGCATTACTAGATAGCACGCAGATGACACTAGCGATTGACAGGTTCAGAGCGTACAGCGTTAAGAATGGTATCTACTTACCAGAAGCTGGTGAGATTGACAACTTAAACCATATAAATACAGAAATTGAAAAGCAAAAAAGATATTTGTAGATAACGTTCCCACGCTTTGCTTTGTTGCGAGCTTCGGAACTACTTACTTTCTGTTAAAGATAATAGTCTTGCGAAACGTAAATATGAATTTAAAACAAATTTCCCAATAGAGCAAAACGTGTGTTGGCAAATCGGTTTTTCATTTATTTTTGGTTTTGCTTCCGCACCATTTAAGTCGAAAGTATTTAAAACTCTAAAAAATAAACATATGAAATCAATGATAAAATGGTTAATAACAAACAAGAAAATGTCGCTATCTCGCAAAATTTATAAATCCAGTGTTTACCTAAATTATCTAATTGCAAGTTATTTTCGGAAGGGTTCTCAATGTATTCTGTTATGTGTTTTTTACGGAAATCAACCGCTTGTTTATAAGAAACTACTTCGTAGAATCGAGTTATTAATGAAAAAAGGATACATAGTCCGATTAAAATTATCGTTAACAGAAAAGCAATTTTTGCTTCTTGATTCGGAATCGGTGTCGCTTTTAACCCAATCAATAAACCTATTAACGCAACAGAAAGAGTCGAGATGGATTTAAAATACTCAAAATATGAAGTGTCTTTCTTATCTTGGGTAATTTCAAGATTGTTAAATAATTCCTTTAAAAACTTTTTGTCCATATTTTCGGTTTTTAAACTGTTTGCCAACGAAATAGTATAAAAACAGTAGCGATATGGAAGATAAAATATTTGATATAGTAACAGACCTAATTAGGGATGACATTAGTAAAATGGAAGCAATAGATAAGCTATTGTATTTATACAGTGTTAGTTGTCAGTGTGATGCTTGTAAACAAGAAAGGATGGATAGTGATTGCAGAAAATACATAGAACTTAATAAAAATACAATAGGACTGCCTTAGCATTGCAACTAACATTGGATATGTAAAACTCCAACAATTTAACGACATATTTGTATGTTTAAAAAATAAAAAGCATACACGATAAAAATGGAACTACAAGAAGCAAAAAATAAACTAGCCGCGCAAGGTATAACCGTAGGAATGAAAAACCACTATTATAAAATAAGGGTTTTAGTAACTTATCCAGACCGCGAAGTAATGGGCAAAGTAGACCACACGACTAATACAATTATGCAAGCAATTAACAAAACTATTCTACACTTAGCAGAGTAGTTTTTTTTATTCGTTTATTTTTAGTAGCTTTACAGCCATGCAAACAACCTTAGACAAACTAGCAGAGCATGACAACAGATGGCGGGCTTACGCTTACTCTATAACTAACAACACGCAACTAGGCGATGAGTTAGTGCAGGAGATGTATATTAAGTTTGACCGAAACGGTTATACCAAAACAAATAGTTCATATGTCTACTGGTGTATCTTAAACTTGTTTAGGGACGTTCTAAGAACAGACAAGCACGATATAGATATAGAAGATGTTAGTAACTACTTAACGCAAGAGAACGAAGATAACGAAGCCACAGCAGCGGAGTTAATGCTTACGGAAAAGTTAAAACAGCATGACCCATACTATGCGGATTTAGCACTCATGGAGGTAGACGGTAAAACATTTCGTGAACTCGGCAAGCGTTACCAAGTACACTACTCAACAATCTCATACAACGTGGTTAAAATTAAAGACAGTTTAAAATTTGATAAGGAGTTAAGAGATTCATACCTAGCACAAAAGCAATAAAATGAAGGATAAAGAAAGCAAAGCAACAGAAAAAGAAAGCGACAAAGAGATAAAGCAGTTTATAAACGCATTAAAAAAATACAAACGTAAAAATGGGACGAAAAAAAGGAGTTAAGAACAAACCGCAAATGACAGGCATAGGCGATGTCGTTAAGGCGTTTACTCAATCACTAGGCATTAAGCAGTGTGAAGGCTGCTCACGTAGGCAAAAGTTTTTAAACAAAGCGTTTCCCTTTAATAATATTAAGGGCGAAATGACACAGCAGCAATTTGAGGACTGGGGCGCGTATAGAGTAGCGGATAAGAATATAATATTAGATTCAGACATGGACTTTATCGAGGATACTTACAACGCGATTAACATCACATCACTAGAGCCATGCAGAAGCTGCGGAGGCGAGGGATGGCTACAACTAATTAAAGGAATAGAGAAAGTGTACGCAAAGTATTAATTCTTTAAAAAAAAATAAACATGACGGATTTAAGAGAATTAATTGGACAAACCGTAACGGCTATAATCGGTGAAGATGAAAAAGGTGATGATATTGAAATAAAGTGTAAAATAATTTATATAAACATAGAAAATTACTATTTTGAACAAAAAGGAGAATGTATCTATATACGAGTAAATGTAGAACCACTAGAAGATTTACCAGAGGGATGTGATTATGAGCAGTGCATGGATTTATCATTAGAGAGTATAAGAAAGTTTTATTAACAATAACAATATTTAACAATGGGATTTACTAAAAAACAAGTAAAGGGATTTAATCATCAATTTAAAGCAGAGTGTTTAACCGAAATAGGTTATCATCTTGACCTTGGATTAGATAAAATATGTTTGCTTAGTAGCGATAAACAAGATGATTTAATACATAATTATTTTAATCTAAGTGAAAAAGAAAGCAAAGCATTAAGTTTAATTGTATTAACAAAAAAATATGGTGCTACTAATTATGAAGTATTTCAGGCTTACGATAAAATTGATGTAACCGATAAAGAAAAAGACGGACTGGCAAAAACCTTTTCTAAACTTGCCGAGATTTTAACTCTAAAATAACCAAAACAAAACTAATAAAAACGACTTACTTTATATTTGATTAATCAAATTATATCAAAATGGCAAAAAGAGGAGGAGCAAGAACTGGATCAGGGCGTAAATCAAAAGACGAAGAGCAGCAACTAGCAGAAAAGCTATTATACCTAGACCCTAAAGCAATACGAGCATTAGAGTTAGGAATAGACGAGGGTAAGGATTGGGCGGTAAGAATGTATTTTGACAGGGTTTACGGAGGCATAAACAAAAACGTAGACGTTACAACGAATGGAGATAATGTACAAATGCCATTTTTAAGTATAGACCCTCTTAGTGATTAAACAAACAAGAGCACTACAAAAAATAGGTGCGTTAAGGAAAAAGATTTGGTGCCTGCAAGGTTCGCAAGGCGCAGGTAAGACATACAGCACTTGTATGTACATTGCAAACTATCTTATAACAAAACGTAAAAGAGAGTGCTACATTGTTTCTGCTGAACTATCTAAAATGCGCGATACGGTCTTAAAGGATTGTATTAACATTATACAAGATATAGGTGTAGACTGCAAAATGACTGGTATCGATTTTGGTCAGCCTAAAATTACCTTTCCTGGTGGTTCGTTTATTCGCTTTATAGGCTTAGATAAAGACGACGTAGGTAAGGGTTTACGATCAGACCTAGTGTATATTAACGAAGCCAATAAAATTAACTTTGAATCATACCGAGAATTAACCTCACGCGCTAAGCGCATTATAATTGACTATAATCCTAACGTAGAATTTTGGGCGCATAAGGAAGTGATACCACGCGACGACTGCGACTTCCTACAACTCACATTTTTAGATAACGAGTACCTAAGCGAACAAGAACGCAACGAGATACTGCGGTATAAGAGTAAGGGCTACAATGACGACGGCACAATAAAGAGCGAGTACTGGGCTAACAAATGGCAGGTATACGGGTTAGGTAACACAGGCGGCATTGAGGGCGTTATATTTGAATCTTTTAAACAAATAGACAGCGTGCCACAAGATGCAAGGCTATTAGGTCATGGATTAGACTTTGGATATACAAATGATCCTACCGCAATAACAAGTATCTACAAATATAATGATAGCATTATCTTAGACGAGGAAGTGTATAAGACTGGATTGCTCAACAGCGACATTGTAAGCCTCTGTAAGCAGCAATCTATTGGGACTAGTCTATACATATACGCAGACAGCGCAGAGCCTAAGAGCATAGCAGAGATTAAGCGTGCGGGCATACGCATACTACCAGCCAAAAAGGGCAACGATAGTATAAATTTTGGCATACAATTAATGCAAGAGCAGGATATAATTATTACATCGCGGTCTAAGAACCTAATAAAAGAATTTCAATCTTACACCTGGGCGACAGATAAGACAGGCGAGCGACTAAACAAGCCTATTGACATAAACAACCACGCTATTGACGGAGTGCGGTACGCGATAATGGAACTCTTTGGTAAGCCTAAAGGAGTTTATTACGTTAGGTAGTTATGCATAACTATTATAAATAACGTTAATTTATACCCATTATAGTTGGTAATGTATATAATGGTTGTATATTTGAATTCGCTAAGGCGGTAACAATCTAAAACAAACACCATGACAACTTTACAAACACTTTTAGAATCTAAATTAAAAACAAGAAGCACATCAGATTTAAAAAACGATGTAAAACAAGCTATGAACTCTAAAGATGAAAACGCAAATTTAATATTTGTATTCGGCTTGAATGTTTTAGAAGAAAGATTAAACGAATCAGAATATGAATGTTTTGAAGAATCATTATAAATAAAAGTAACAAAACGATGACAACAATCAAACAAGTACGCAAAAATCTAGGACTAACTAACGAGAAGATAAGCAAGATGTTTAACTACTCTAGTAAAAAGAGTTACCAAAATAGTTCTAAGCGCCCAGTAATAGACGCTGCAATTATCGCTATATTTGAACTCACTAAAAAAACACAATGAATATAAACATACCCACACAACTAAGCGAAGTAAGCCTAATCCAGTTTATGAAGTATAACGAATACTTAAACGCTAACAAAGAGATAACGCAGCAGCAAGCAGATAAGAAGCTTTTAAGCGTGTTTTGCGGGCTATCTTTAAAAGAGGTGGAGCAAATACCTATCAAGGATTATAAAGAGATAGTAACTATCTTACAGGGTGTACTGCAAGAGCCAGCCAAACCACTTGTAACTACCTACAAAGGCTTAGGTTTTATACCTAACTTAGACAATGTAAGCGTTTCCGAATATGTGGATTTAGAGAAATTTTATACAGATGACGAAAGCACTATCGACTATTTTATGTCGGTACTTTACAGACCTATCGAGCAGAAAGTTATAGGCTCTTACAGCGTCGAAAAGTACACAGGGGAAGCGTTACACATAGACAAAATACACGCGCTACCAATGGACGTCGTAAGGTCTGCAATAGGTTTTTTTTTGACTTTAAGGGACGACTTGTTAACTTGTACCCTGAGGTATTCCAAGGCGGGGAAGTAAACGACGCAACAAATATCCGTAATAATTTCGGTAAAAAATGGGGCTGGTATCATCACATTAGGGTTCTATGCGCTGCTTTCAATTATACCATTGAGCAAGTAGAGCA